GTAACTTGGGTCTTGACTTGGTATAATTTGACCCCAAGTTGGAAGTATCTCGCCTGTTCCTTCACCAACTGCACCTGTCGCACTTACTCCTGTTACAGAAATATTTGCATCACCAGATGTTGTAACAGAACCTACAGATCCTGTTGAAGATAAACCATTTAAGGTTTCAAAAGTATTACCTATAGCAGTCGTTCCTGCAACCCCTGTTACAGAAATATTTGCTGCTCCATTAATAGTGACTGATCCAATAGCAGATGTTCCTGCTACTCCAGTTTGAGTTTCAAAAACATTACCTAAAGCAGTTGTACCTGCTACACCTGTCGGTGATATATTGGCTGCCCCAACTACAGTGGTAGATCCTACAGCACCTGTGCCTGCTAAACCCGTTACAGAAAGGTTTGAATTAGCGGTGATGGAAACCGTGCCAATAGCACTTGTACCTGCAACCCCAAAAACACCAATCTCACCTTCGCCTGTAATAGCTACAGAGCCAACGGAAGCTGTTGCACTAGGAAAAACGCCCTCACCATTCCAAGTGCCTGTATTCCAAGCAGTTAGAGAGCTATTCCATCCTTTAAACGCAACAACTGTCGCCATTAAGCAATCCTTATAATCGCATTACTTGCATCAGCCGTAGGGAACACAATCGTAAAGTCACCACTACTGGCTGCTTTATCTGCACCAAAATCTAAAACAGCAACGGAGGGATCTCCTGTTGCAGTCTCATTAAATATTAAAGCACCTCTTACCGCACTAATAGTAACATTGCTAAATGTCTCATCAGCAAAGTCTACCAATGCCGTTGTGCCACTTGCGGTAGGTGTAACAGGATTAAGTGCCTGACCCTTAGCTGAGTAATTAGTACCACTTATTTCGTTACTAGAAGTATAAGCTGTGGTAGCTGCTGTAAATGAGGCACTATTATCATATAAGGCCACATTAAAAGTATTTCCTGTTGTTGCTGTAAAATTATGAACACCTTTCAAAAGTTCTGTTTTAAAAGAGGTACATAAAAAATTTCCCGTAAAAGCCATTACATTCTCCTTATATATTCTGCTAGTTTGGGGTTGCCTGAATCTTTTATTGCATTATATACGGTGGTTCTATCACTTTTAATAGCCTGTCTCATATAAATTGCAATTATTTTCTCCATTTCTCTACGATAAGCATGAGCCTGTTCTCTTATTGCAGGGTGAGCATTATCTGATACTCCAATTATTTTATTGACACATCTTTCAGCTACTTCCTCAGGGGTTTGCCCTCTGTTATCTGTAGTTTGTATTTGCACAGAAAAGTTCTTACCCATACTTAACGAATCAGTAAACATTATGTCCTTGCCTTTCTAATTGGACCCATTGTGTATTCATCGACTACTTCTTTCGCTTCACCTAAATTCTTTAATCTACCTATCGCTTCAGCAAACCTTGTATTATAAACATTCATAATATCAGGATCACCTTTCATATAAATATAACATTCTATTAAAGATCCGTAAAGTAAAGCAAGTTCTGCGTTGGTGCTTAACCAAGATTCTGTTGTGTCTGAGGTAAAGGAAGATAAAGTTGTAGAAGCCCCAGAAGTGCCTCCTGTTATGGTTTCTGTAGCCGTGAAACTATCTTTAGGAACAATGACTGTCATTGTCGTGCTAGATGGTAAGGCTGTAATAGTCGTAGTAGATCCAGAAGTACCTCCTGTTATGGTTTCACCCACTGTAAAAGAAGAACTACTACTTACTGTAAAAGTAATGGTACTATCTGTTAGACTAGCAGGTCTGTAAAAGTAACTTAGATTTACAGTGTATCCACTGTCGGGCGTAGGGGCGATTACAAAATTATCCACATCAAACTGTGCATAAAATCTTGGAACACCTGTTGTGGAAGCATTAGGTGTAAAGGTTTGAATAAACTCTTTTTCTTTAAATTGTAAATATGTGTATTCACTACTGTTAGTAATGGTTAAAGCATTAGGTGCTAAAAAATCACTTGGACAAGCCAAATACTGATTACTAGTTGTCATGGTGCCAGAGACGTTTTTTTCAAAAACATTTAGCTGTACGTTTTTTAAAATTCTTTCTTCAGCTAAACGTATAAACAAATCAAGGTTATTTACAAAACTTGTCTCTGTATTCTCTGTATATTCTTTTAAAGATGTTCTTAATGTCGTTAATGTAAAGCTCATGGTGTGTTTGCTTGACCTCCCATGCCACTATGGTTTGTACAATAGTAATACAACGTCGGAGCCCCACTAGCAACGGTTATTTGTGTATAAGCTCCTGAACTACCGGGTGTTCCATTAGTTGTAACCCCTGTTGTGTACTCAGAACCACCACCGTGTGTTCCATCACTTGTGGTCGAAAACCTTAATGGATGACCTCCATTTGAACTATCTGATTGATCAAATCGGTAAATACTGCCCTCACTAAGGGTTACTGTGTCTTGTCTTACACCATCTATGTAGTATTTATTAGCACCAAGGTAACTAGCCACAGTTACTGTGTACGTAGTTACAGATTCTGAAATTGTAACACTACCTACCGTTGAGGTGCCCGCTACTCCTGTAACATCAACAGGTAAAGTAGAAATGGTTCCAAGACTAGTTGTGCCTACAAAACCAGACACATTGACAGATTCATCTTCATTTGGAACGGTAATAGAAACTGTACCAACCGCTGACGCTCCTTGAACACCGCTAACATTAGCAGTGTTACCAATAAAATCAGTTACTGTTATTGTTACGCTACCAACACCCGCCTCTGGTGCAAGTCGATTTGGTGGTGTAATCCCTTGAATAAAACGAAAACCAACGGGATTAAAGCCATGTTGAATGGATCTTTCTTCTGATAAATTAGTTTCTGGTCTTGCATCCCGTAAAGCTTGGGCATCAAAAACTTTTCTTCTGGGAAATAATTGTGGATGCTTTGTTTCAAACTCATCTGGTCCTACTACAGCCCCGTTCCATTCTTTTCTTAAATCTTTATACCTATACCTAAATCCTGAGCGATCTGATATTCCGTAAGCTCTTTTACCACTAGCGTATTTTGACATCAGGTAGTCCTAAAATATTCAAACTGAGGAACAACATTAAATGATGCTCTATCTCTATCCTCAGTCATAGCTCTTTGAAATTCCTCTTCGTAAGCTGCTTTAAGTAATTGTATTCTTTCAGGTGCTTTTTTCATAGCAATATAATAAGCTAAACCTGCAGCAAGACAGGGGTAAAACCTAAACGGAACGTCTAAGGTATTCACCTGAGTGTCTGCATCATCAACTCTAGTCAACGCATCATAGTATATAACATCGGTGCTATTTTCTGGTACAGGCCATATTTTAAGGTTCGGTGTTATTTGCCTATCCAAAAAGAATTGATTTGTTCTACCTTCTGTAGTTTTATTAGGTATGGACAGATACGTGTCCCTGCTTATTCTTTCTACAGAAAAATCGGTGTTATCCCTTCTAACGACAACAGATAATACATCTATGATATCTGTACCTAAATCATATTCTCCATCTGATTTGACTAAAGAAAGAGTTCTTTGTTTGATAGTCCATTGATTTAAACCCCTATTAGCCCACTCTGCTAACATAAGATTAAGAGAGCGTCTTGCCGTTTTAAGATCATAACCAGTGCGAACCTCAAGCCCACAACGCTCAAATGCCTCTTCAATATACTCGACTACATCAAGTTCAAAATCTGTGCTATTAGATACCGCCATTATTTTTCCTCTTCTTCTGGCTCTGCGTACATATTATCAAAAATTTGATTTACGTCTAGGGTGTAGTCTAAATCTGATTTTGAATAGTGTATGTGATGAGAGGGTTTAAAATCAGGAGGACCTTCTCCTGTAACCCACCAAGCAGGATGTGTAACTCTAACTCTATTATTAGGTAAGGCCACTATGTTACCTGTATAAACATCTGCATCCAACAACTGTAAAACATGGCTTTGTTTGTGTTGTGCAGGGTCATCAGCTATTTCACTTTCTGTGTAGTCCACAGTAAATAAGTATTTAGCAGGAAAAAAATCACTTCCAATCTTAGCAATCCAAGGACAAGGTTGTGCCCTATTTATTTGATACACTGCGTGATGATGTGAGGCACAGTCCCAAGGTTGTGCTAAATATGTAGGCATAGGTTCAGGCCAACCTTCAAAGTCAAAATCACCCACCAAAGCTGTTATAGGCATTCTTGCCCACATAGCTCCACCATGCACATTTTCTTCAGAGCCTTCTTCCAAGCCAGTAAATATTACTTGAAAGCTTAAAGATCTGCACGGCATTGTTGTGACGGCCACAGCCATAGCGTGTAAAAATTCACCATGATATTTTTCGTGGTTGTGAGTATATTCCCTACGCACCCAACATTTAAAATGCGGAATATTACTTTGTAAGTAAGCCATAGATCCTTTCTATTTTTTCATTTTTTTAACCGTACCACCTTTAGACATCATTTTCATTTTATCTTTTTTAACGGTACCACCCTTAGACATCATTTTAGGCTTATTATTCTTAATCATGCCACCCTTAGACATCATTTTAGGTTTGTTGTTTTTCTTAATCATGCCACCTTTAGACATCATCATGGGCTTATTTTTTTTAATCATACCGCCCTTGGATTTCAT